TGTAGATGTTGGCCCACTGTACTTCAAGTGGGGCCAATCCGGACCATCCGGACCTTGGTATTATTACACGCCAAGTGCAATGAACGGGATCTGGGCTCCGACTTCATCGTCGTTCTCTATGACTGACCAGGTCAACCCTGGTTTCTTTAGGGCCCAAAGGGAAGGTAAAACTCTCCCTGTAAGCCCCATGTCACAGAGTTCTGTGAAACGGACGTACCACGCAGGTGGCGGGAGTATGACAGTGCGTGCTTCCAATGGAAACAAGTACTATCAAGAATTCTCCGGTTACATGCGTGGCAATTCGTCAACAGAAGCCCCTTTGCCAAGCCTTCCAGACGTAGACGAGGATGTGGCTCTACAAGAGGCACTTTCTCGCGCACAAACGGATGCTTGGGATGGACTAACGTTCATGGCTGAGTTTCGAAAGACGCTCGAGCTCTTTCTCGGCCTTCGTGGCCGATATGAGCGCTTACTTGACATGCTTGCTACGAAGACGAAGTCTCTTCTTCGTCGTGGGCTTGTCAGGGCAGATGCTATTGCACAGGCATGGCTTGAGCTGCGGTACGCTTGGCGTCCGCTGATCTATGACATGTTTGCTATGCAAGAAGCACTGCAGCGTCTGGCGGATGGGATTGACGACCCTATTCGTCGTGCGTGGGCTACCCGTAGCGGATCTAACACAACCAATTCGGTAGTCGAAGGAAACTTCGGCGGTCCGAATGGCGTGTTAGGGATGCAGGGGTTTACCTGTCGTACAACTAATAGTCGGGTGAGAACAGTGACGGCTCACGCCGCACTAGCTATCCAAGTACGAACTAGAGAGGTACTCCAACTTGATCCATTTGTAACAGCTTGGGAGCTGATCAAATGGTCTTTCGTCGTCGAGTGGTTCACAACCATCGGCGACCTTATTGGGGCCTTCTCGCCATTCGCAACTGGTAGCTTGCTCTGGTCGACCATAGCCGTCGAAGATCATGACGTGTCGACATCGATTACGACTCCCCGAAACACTCTCACGATTGTTTCGGGCTCGTTTTCGCCGTCAATACGCATAATCGAACGACGTACCTATGAGCGAACGCTCGCCTCACCAACACCAACCCTTGCACTCGATGTCAACCTCGACGTCTGGAAGATCTTAGACCTTCTGGCGCTCTGGAAGATGCGAGACAAGAAACTCTTAACGCGCATAATGCGCCATTCTTGAGGATAACCTCATGGCTTTCGTAGTACCTGTAACCTGGAAGCTTTACGCGACCAGTAATGACGGCATGTCCAAAACCTACACCCGTCCTGGGCATACGGTCAAGGAACCCCGTTTGGCTATTGTGAGCCGCGTCGTTGCAAGCTTCGGTCAGAAGCAGGCGTCGTGGACCACTCCAAGCTACCGCGTGCGGGTCTTCAATGGTGTTCTTGACGGAGAGGGTAATCCTGATCCGACTCGTACCATTGCTGACCTAACCCTCCGATCCTCGCTCAACTCCAACGGAGCTGAGCAGGGTGACGAGGTCGTCGCTGACCTGCTGGTTATTGTTGACCAGCCGGACTTCGCCAACGCCGCATTCCACACTCAGGAATTCCCTGAGGTGGCTACGGCTTAACGCTCGGTGTGTAGCTAGGGTGGTATTAACTTCCCTACTTACATCCCTTCCCCCTAAGGAGAAGCTAGATGCACGTACCAAAAGTACAACCACGACGTTTCGACACTACGTCAGAGGAGTTCTACCTGCACGTTCTTCAGATGCGCCTGCACGAGAGGGTTTACCTTCAAGGGCGACGTTTCTATAAGGGCGATGCAGGTGGGCTCCACCTGGACCCATGCCAACTCCCCTGCGGGTTTTGGGAAGGAGTCGATCTTTCTTCAACCGGCGTGCCGGTTGATCAGATCGCTCTCTCTCTTTTCCCTTCGGAGGAATGGTAATGGACCGGGTTATGACGAGTGAAGAATGGACCGACGCTGTAATGCTAATCACCTGCAACTACCAGAACACCGGTGAAAACTGGTCTCATGATAGTGGCTATCTGCTGGTTACAGTCGAAGATTCGGAGACCCTTGAGCACATCGATTGCGCTCAGGTGTTCGTCCGTCACGACGGCTGTGCTGTGGCCCTAACGGACCACTTCGCGCGCATTTGTTGGCGCGAGGAGCAGTAACAATGGCGATTGCGCATGCAGCACTCCGACGCCGTTTCGACGTACGTACGTACGTCGACCGGGTGATCGACGACCTTCGGCTTGTAGTTCCCGAATTTCCAGAATTGGATACAAGGGATCCTATTGCGTTCAGGTCGTCGATCAAGGCTCATTTAGAGGAAGCTGTAGCATCTCAGAGCTTGTCCGTTACCTACTTTGCAGCACTGCGTCAGGTGGAGGCTTGCGTAAGCAAGCTACCCGCCTGGGGCGCTGTGACCGATGAAGTTCGTCGCCAGCGCGCTCTGGATAAGTTTCAACTATCCGAGCGTCGTTGTGCGATTGTGAATCGCAGGGCCCGTTGGTACAGGTCCCACGAGTCACGGCTTCGTCCGGTTCTGAGAAACGTCTTCGCCAAAACCAAGTTGCTGCTTTGGCAGTTCCTTGGTGATCCTTTGGCTTTTGACGATTTCACAGAGTGCAAGTTCGGCCCCGGTTTGGCTTACGGTATGTCTTCGGAGGAACGACACATTTACTATAAAGTGTCTGGTGACCAAACGGTCACCCCGGAGGCTCGTAAGTTCGCCCTAGAGGTCCTAAGCAAGCTGTATCCTAATTGGATGCAGCACCTCGCAGCCAGCGGCAAAACCCTGACTGTTATACCGGGCAACCGCATCACCTTTGTGCCAAAATCGGCCGAAACCTTTCGGACGATTGCGGTGGAACCTAGCCTTAACGTGTTTCTCCAGGCAGGAGTAGACCGAGTCATGAGATACAGACTCCGTGAATGGGGTCTCCGTCTCAACGACCAGGACTACTCTGTTTCTGCCATGGAACGTCTGGCTAGACAGCGGGACTGTGCAACTATCGACCTCTCTGCTGCCAGTGACTCGGTAGCTTTTGAAGTCGTACAGTGGCTCTTTCCTGCTGAGTGGGTGGCTGTTTTAAACGCCATCCGTTCCCCAATGTATACATTGGACAAAGGGAAAACCTGGACCTCCTACGAAAAGTTCTCGTCCATGGGGAATGGAACAACGTTCCCTCTGGAGAGTGCTCTATTCTACGCGCTAGCGCAAGCTTGCACGCAGATCGCAGGAGGAAGCAAGCAAAACATCCGTGTCTACGGCGATGACATCGTTGTAGAGAAAAGGACGGCGGGGCTTCTCATCGAAGCTTTGTCGTTCCTTGGTTTCCG